TTGGAGAATTCCAACGTGTCCGCAGCGCCGGGGGTGTAGAGGAAGTTGTTTCCGGTATCCAAATCCAAGGTGCCATCGGTGACAGTTTGTGGGGTTCCTCTTTGGGAGCCAGACCATGATTGGTCTACATCTGTTTTAGCGGTGTCAGCGTCATAAGCCTGAACGTCTGATCCAATAGCAACACCAAGGTTGGTTCTTGCGGCGGAGTCTGTAGATGCTCCGGTTCCACCATGTAAAATCGCAACATCTGTTGCTTCCCATGTTCCACTGGTTACAGTTCCTACAGTTACAATGCTGCTGCTACCAGCGGTTGCACCCTTAGAGTCTATCTGGGTTTGGGCATTTGAAGAAAGAGAGTTGATATACTGGAATTCTGTGCTGGTTACACTTCCGTCTGCAATCTTTGTGGCGTCTATTGCTGCTGAAGCGTCTACAGAGGCGTCAACAATCTGTTTCCAATCAAATCCGTTAGTAGCGGAAGAGTCGGCCATAAGAATATAATCATTGGTTCCTACGCCGAATCTAGTTTCTGAATCTACGGTGTTATAAGCAAGCAAGTCGCCTTTAGTGGTGAGTTTATCATCACCAACTACGTTCACCTTCTGCCACTCTGAGGATGCGCTAGAGTATTTTAAGTATTGGTCATTTGCGGCAGCAGTGGAACTTACAGCCTCACCCTGTATCTTGGCTACTGTGACTGCACCAGCGTTGGTCATGGTGGCATCACCGGACAATGCGGCAGCGGTAAACCCTGTGCCATCCCCGATTAGGATTTCAGTGGTTGCTAGAGCAACATCAGACGGTACACCAGATGAGTTGGCATTTCTCACCTTTACGGTGTTAGCCGCCATATCCGCTAACTTGGCGTTGGTTACTCCTCCGTCTGTAACTTTGACAGTAACCGTCGTACCAGTCGCTGCTGTGTCAAGACCACCGCTACCAGCAACAGTAAGTGTCTCTGAATCCAGATCAATGTCGATAGTGCCGCTGTCAGTAGTAATGTCAAGGTCTTGCGCCGTAACCTGTGAATCGACATATGCTTTGATAGACTGTTGTGTAGAAAGTTTAACAGCCGAATCAGAGGACATATCATCTTCATCTTTAATTCCTGTTACGGTTGCGCCATCTCCGGCAATATTTACACTGGTATTTGCTACAACAGTTGTGCCGGTAATCGCAGCGGGTGTAGTCCCACCAATCACCGCACCATCCACTGTTCCTGCATTTACATCTACTGAGTTTGAGGTTTCAGGATCAATAGCTAATGTAATCCAAGCGTCATTAGCCTGATTGCGAATCTTTAGTAAGTTGGCTGTCGTATCAAGCCATACTAAGCCTGTAGATTCTGCTGCAGTACCACCTATAGTCGGTGCCGTAGACTTTGCTATAATAACCTGAACCGCTTGATCTGGGCCTACACCAGTATTAGCGGTAGAGTCTGTTCCTGCCGGGAAGGTTTTCTGTAAAATTTTCTTGACGAAACGAAGAACGTCATCTCCCTCACTAACTGGGTCAGTTGCGGTAGGATTTAAGCGACTAAGATCGCTAATATAATTTCCAGTGTCTAATGCCATTAGTAGTACCCACCTGTATTCATAACCCTCATCGCACTACCTGAATGACGGTCTTTGTTATCTTGTTCTTGTAATGAGTCCACTGCCTCCTTAAATGCGGCAGCCCATAGAGGCACCCTCTGATCGTTCATTAGAAATGGCTCTGCCTCTAGCAGTGATCCGTAAAGGTAGACATCAGGATTATCAGTCAGCATTGCTTCTGTGGTATTAGCAGTAGAAAGAGCGTCTATCTTTTTATAAAACATAATCTGATAATCATATGCAGTATCTGGGGACGGACCCAACCGCACTTTCTTAGTGGGTGTGCCGCTGGCATTATCAGAGAAAATAGTGTACGTCTTTGGCCTTCCTTCCTGACTACCAGCCCACATCCTGTTCATATTCTCTGTAGTAAGATAGGATAAGGTCGTAATGGGGGAGGTTCTCAGATGAAAGTCTACCATCTGTAGGTAACCAGAAGGTAGGTCATAATCCCTTGTGCCTGCGACAAGCGTAGTTGCACCCCCCAATGTAGTTTGATCTACATTGAGCATGAGCGCAAGCCGAAGATTGCGGTTCATACGCGCCTCTGCCAGAGCAATAAACTCTGGTATCCGATCAGTTAGATCAGAGCGGTCTAACCAGTTTGCCACCGCCGTCTGTAGCGTGGCATACGTATTGATCGCCATTATCTGGTCAGTTCAGAAACGTATACTGTTCCAGCGCCAGATACTTGTAGGGCTGCCACCTTTTCTCCGGGTGAAATCCTAAAGTAAGTGGGCCAGTCTGCCGCAAGCATAACGCCGTTAGCTGCTGTTGCTGTAGGCGCTGATCCAAACGTGACATAGGCATCAGCAGATGCGGTAATTAGCACCGCATAAGTAGACGCCGCTATTGCGCTGGAAGTTGCAGCAGAGGAACTTGACGTTGTAATACTCTGTGTTACTCCACTAGGTCTGTATAAATCCATCTTGTTATCCTCAGAGATTTGTTGGTGCTGATTTGAAATACTTATTATCTGGATCGTTGAGATACTTTCTTAGAATTTTAGGGTCTTTATTTACTTCTCCACCAGTCTCCTTCATCCACTGTTCCCAGACTGTTAATGGAATAGAGGCTACCTTATGAAATCCATCGTTACGCCCACGCTTACCCGGAGTTAGCTTATCACCAAAATTGTTATACTCCATTCTGGTCTGATCTATGTTTTGCTGGGCATCTTGGTGTGTGACAATAGAAAACGTACCATCTGGTTCGTCTACCCACTCAGTATACCGATAAGGCATTACATCAAATATAGTTCTTTTAGCCACTGAGAAACCCTCTTCCACCGATCTTCTGACCGGGATTATTAGATAAATCCCTCATATGCTCAGTGATAGTCTTACGTTCAGACCTAGATTCTTTCTTCAATGGAGCCTTAACAGGTTTGTCTTTCTTTCTCGAAACCATAATGTGAAAATCCACTTCTCTCCTTCATGTGGTGGTAACCCCTGGTGCATTGATAATATATGCGGATTTTTTTCCTCATCAACATTACCAAACATCAGCAACCTTCCCTCTATAGCACCAACAATAATATTGAGGTTTGGGAAAGCGGTTGCACCGCCAACAGAATTATTTAAGTAAACCAAGCAAGTCAGCAATCGCTGACCGCCATCCTTTTTGTATTGATCATCCTTAAAAGCATCATAATGAGGCTTATACTCTTGGTCTTTTGTGTAGCGTACAACTTGAATATGCTCTGCGTTTTCCAAGGGCATATTTGCAACACCAGATATTCTTTCACATACTTCAGGAAAATCTGAATGTGGTAACCCAATACTTGTAGAAGTTCTATCAGGATTCACCTCATCTCCATCTTTGCTTGAAGTAGTGCTTCTGACAAGACTATCCCTTGAAGCCTCTATGATCTTCTGACATTCTTCAGGGTAAACAAACCCATCAGCAACTGCTACATTGGGCGTACTGGCGTACACAAACATTACTAATTAAATATTAGCCCCTTTTTCGTTTAGCATAAGCGGTGCCAGAAGATAAACCCTTACCTTTAGAAGATATTTTTGGGGATGCGTAAGAAGCCTCAACCACACTATTTCCCGGCCCTTTATACTTGACACTACTCTTCTTTCCGGCGTACTCATCCGCAGAAAGATCATAGATCATTTCATCTAGGGAGGTAGAACCACCCCTGTAGGCAGGCAAATTCAGGTTTAGGTTTCTTACTGATCTAGCTTGAGCCATGACTAAGCCTTTTGCTGGAATGTTACCGGATTCGCTCTGCGAACATTACCAGTACCATCCCCCATCTTTGAGATAGTTGCTTCTAGGCCACCATAGGCATTACCGCTTTTACTGTTTAGCCCGGAATAAGAGGCTTTGCGAACATCTTTAGTTTCCACCTTATCCCAAGGCATACTTTTTGAAATACCTTTTGCCATTTTATTTTCTCCGTAAGGGAGGGTGGGGGTTTCCCCCCACTCTACCTGTTACTTACTAACTGGTGCTTAAGTCTGCCAAGAAACCTGAAGAGGCTTCATTTTTAGACATCAAACCGTACTCAGCAATAAGCATCTGCTTTATGCTGTCACCAGTCTTTGCTAAGGTTTCCGTCTTGAAAGGACGGAGATACGCTACTGCCCAGAAATCAAAGTCAATAAACCACATATCTCTTGCTCTTTGAAATCTATCCGCGAGAATTTTGAACGTACCAAAATCGCTAACATAAACGTCCACAGCCGCTATAACTGAAGCGGGTTTCTCACCAGCCGTATCGGTTCGTAAACCAGATACAGACTGAGATAGTGCTGATAGTGCTTGCTTGTTAAACGAACCACACAAGATCGTATCAGGTGAACCACCGCTATCAAAACATTCTTTGATAACTGTTCTCATGTTTGCTTCCGCAAGTGCAACTTGGGTTGGTGCATCAGTAGTGGTGTCACTACCATCACCAGTACAAGCCGCAGGAGCCGGGGAACCTGATCCGATTGAATCATAGTTCGTTCCAACCCATGCGCCTAGACCGGCGGTGATTCTAGCAACAGCAGGTGCGCCTGCAGCAGCACCGGCCCCTTTTGCAATATTAGCGGTTAACATCGACTCCATGTTACGCTTCATTTCTTTTGCACGCTTTGCAAGCTGGTATGCTTGCGTACTGCGGCGTCCAGCCCAGTCTACGGCTTCCGCCGATCCTGATGTCTGTACCGCTTTAGCACTTATCTGCGTGTAATTGGTTACCCTAGTTGGCTGTTGGACAGCACTCGAAGCTAGGTCATCGCCCTCAACCTGTCGGTCGGCGGCTACTGCGCTGAGTGCATCTGTTTGCCATTCAAATAGGGTATTATCGGCAGATTCCCTGCCGCAACCACTTAGAAATGGAGTGTCAGTTGGAGAGATGTTATAGATGATGTTAGAGAGGTCTTCCCTTAGTCCTACCGAACTATAGGTTTCTCTAGTATTTGTAGGTGCAGCCATCTATGCTTCTCCTATATTATAGTTCTACGAAATCCTCAAACAAACTGGTCGCATCTCGGACGTGACCAGATTCTTGAAGACGCCTCATTCGTGCAGTACGTTTGGATTTTGATTCATCACCAGATGACCGCCCCTTACCGGCGCGGATAACTTTCGGCTTGTTCTTTATTTTCTTTGATTTTACATCAGCCTTCTGCATTGCATCATACTTAGACGCTTTCAGTAAAACAAGTAAA